ACTGTGATTGCCCCTAACAAAAAAAGTAGAATGACAAACTTCCATAGTTTAAGTTTTGAAGTAAGAGAACCTTACAGTATGGGTCAACTTTTACAAACTATGCAACTTGCGGCAATGAATGCAGGTTATCAAAATTATTTAGAAGCACCTTGGTTACTAAGTATAAACTTTTTAGGTTGGCAAGATGCAGAACAAAGTAGTCCTGCATTACAAGCATCAAAAAAATTACTTCCTTGTAAAATCGTTTCTGTAGACTTTAATGTTGATACTGAAGGTTCAATATATAGATTTTCTTGTAGTGCATTTAATGATGAAGCATTTACAGACGGGGCACAAAATTTGCCGTGCAACGTTACATTATACGGAAAAGATTTAGAAGAAATTTGCCAATCAGGTTTAGGAAGTCTGGCAACAGCTATTAACACTCATATTTTAAAACAGCAAAAATTTGAAAAAGATAAAGTTGAACAAGACGAATATATATTTTCCTTTCCACAAGAAACTTCAAGTTTTCAACATGCCAGTTTGTTCAAAGGACAAGCCGCGGCAATGGTAGGCACAGCAACTACAGGTGATGTGTACAAAGAAAAAGAAGGTATAGACTATAAAGCGGCACTTGCAAGTCTTAATACAAATGAACAAGCATATAACAAATACTACGAACAAGCCGCAATGGGGATGTCTATGCAAACAACAGAAGACATTCAAAAAGATTATGTAAATTCTTTGTTAGGGTTCAGTATAAAAAGAGGAAAACTAAGTGAAACAATAAAGAAAACTATTGCAAATAGAGATGCAGGTATCAATGCTATAGGAAAAAATTTAATAAAACCAGAAGAACCTTTAGCAAGTGGAGATAGTCCGTTTGGTAATGCAGAGTTTGTTTTGAACAGAAAAACACAAACAATGGAAAGAGGTGCTACAACAATAGATCCAAAAAGACGAACTATTCAATTTCGTGCAGGAACACCAGTACAACGTGTGTTAGAAGAGTTAGTTTTACTAAGTGAATTTGGACAGTCTATTCTTAAAAAACAATTACAAGACAAAACAGGTAATGTACCTTGGTTTAGAATTGAAGCAGATTTATATATTGTTGAAGATCCTGAAGCTGAAAAGAAAAGAGGAAGAATGCCTCGTATCTATGTTTACAAAGTTGTACCATACGATGTAAACACACAGTTCTTTAAAATGCCTAACGATCCACCAGCAGGATACAATAAATTAGTGCAGGAAGCGGCTAAAGCATACAACTATATGTACACAGGATACAATAAAGATATTTTAGAATTCGATATACGATTTGAAAATGCATTTTACAAAAGTATAGCAGGTGATATAGGAAACAGTGCAGGTAGTAATGAACCGGCAAATCAAGCTACAACTAAGAAAACAACAGAAGTGGAACTACAAGGAGTAGATGGACCTGCCGGATCAAATGTTACAAATATACAAAAAGATAATACATCAAATGCCTCAAATGAACTTGCAGGTGGTTTGACTGAAACTGCTGAATTAAAAATAGCAAGACAGTTTAATGAGTCTTTAGCAAACAGTGATGTTGATTTAATTACAATGACAATTAAGATTTTAGGTGACCCTTATTATATTGCAGATAGTGGAATGGGAAATTATAATGCCCAAACTACAAGTTTTACAAATGTTAATGCAGATGGAACAATCAATCACCAAAGTGGACAAGTACATGTACTATTAAACTTTTTAACTCCTATTGATATTGATGAACCATCTGGCCGTTACAAAATGGACGGTCCCCAAGTAGGTGTTTCTAATTTTAGCGGATTATATCAGGTAATTGGAGTAAACAATAATTTTTCAGGAAACCTTTTTACACAAGAACTTGAATTAGTTAAAATGAATAATTTTGATAAAAAAGACTTAGACGAAGAAAACAAAAATAAAATTGCTGAACCTAAAAATTTATATCAAGAAAACATAAACAAGGCGGCTGAAGAGTTTGGTCCAGGATCTCCTCAACATGAATTTGCAAAAGCAGATTTAAACGGTGACGGAAAATTATCTAACACAGAAATTGTAACCGCAGGATATTCTTTTGATGAAGCTACTAAATTAGCAACAGATGCTTCCAAGCCAAAACCAGCTCAACCTAAACAATCAAAAAACGGAAAGGTAGATGAAGATATTATTCCAGGTAATCCACCAACCGTTAGACCAGGATACGGACCAACATAATGCCAGAACAGTTAGAATCTAATCAAATTAATAAACGTTCAGCAGGTGCAGGACTTGCAAAAACATCTACAGGACCTTTCATTGCAAAGGTCATAAATCATTTAGATGCAAAACGTCAAGGAACTTTGCGTGTACAACTATTGACAAATACACTTCCTGGAGGTGAGAAAGATGCTGGCGAATTATTTACAGCTAGATATCTTATGCCTTTTTATGGTGTAACAAATGTTGAAAGTAATACTAAAAATAATGATTATTATAACACACAACAAAGTTACGGATTTTGGGCAGTACCGCCTGATCCAGGAACAAAAGTTTTAGTTATATTTGTAGAAGGTTCGCCCAATCAATGCTTTTGGATAGGATGTATTCAAGATGAATATATGAATTATATGGTGCCTGGAGGTTATCCTGCAGACAAAGCATCTAATATAGTTCAGAAAGATATACTAGCGGATTTCAAAGGAAAAAGTTTACCTACAGGCGAATTCAACAAAGCAATTGATGGAGAAGAAAGAAGAGGCGTAGACCCAGATAAATTCAAACGTCCTTTGAATCCTATGATGGCACTTACCTTAGGTAAGCAAGGATTAATGGAAGATATTGTTAGAGGACTTACAACAACGAGTGCAAGAAGAGATATTCCTAATACAGTGTACGGTTGGAATACTCCAGGTCCTATTGATAAGCGTCCAGGAGCTCCAAAAGGAAAATATGGAGAAACAGGTAGAGAAGTTGATATTTTTAGAAGTAGATTAGGTGGCTCTGCCTTTACAATGGATGACGGCGATCCTACTATTTTAAGAATGGGTATTGCAAAAGAAAATCCTGCAACATATTATGATATACAAAATACACCAAAAAATGTTAGCAAAGGAGATCCTACATTACCATTCAACGAGCATATTAGATTACGTAGCAGAACTGGACATCAGATACTTTTACATAATACAGAAGATTTAATTTATATTGGAAATGCAAACGGTACAGCATGGATTGAATTAACATCTAACGGAAAGATAGATGTTTATGCTACAGACAGTATTAACCTTAGAACAGAAACAGATTTCAATCTAAAAGCAGATAGAGATATCAATATTGAGTCAGGTAAAGACATTAACATTACAGCTGGTAGAGATTATAAGTTAATGGTCAATAATGACAGAGATGTTAAAACAAATAAAAACGAAACAACTTTTGTAGGTAAAGATAAAAATGAATGGACTGGAGATAATCACGTAGTTGCAGTAGGAGGAAATCAAGACATACAGATTAAAGGAGCTCATACAACAACTATTAGTAAAAATTACAGTCTACAAGTTGGCGGAGATGGCAAGTTAGCAATAAACGGAGAATACGGTAGTAAAGTTGCAGGCAATTACAGACAAACTGTTGTCGGTGCATACAATCTAAGCACAACTGGAGATAACAAACTTACAAGTGGCGGCGACACACAGATACTTACAACAGGAGTACACAAAGAAACTGCCGCACAGATTCATATGAACACAGCGGCACAAACTGCTTTAGGTGCTGATAGTATAAGTGATACATGGACAGCACCAGTTACTGATGATATTGAGGATAAAACCAAAGATTCAACAGGCACTGATTTGAATGTTCCTGTCACTGCATTAGCAGGTAGAGCAAGTATTGCTAAGGTAGCACTAAGGCCAAGACGTATACCAAAACATGAACCATGGGACGGACACGAAAATATTAATCCAGGAGGACATACTCCTAGTGCGACTGCAAGTATTGAAGCACCATCTCCAGAAGTCAGAACATCTGCACCACAGATTGATAAAGATAGTGATATACCAGAATATACAGAAACATCTGGTATCTATAATGCACAAGATCCTTATGTTACAAACGCAGATGGAGAACGTGTTAAAGAAGAATTTGATATAGATAAAGTTTCAACTAAAAACACAGATACAGTATCAGGAAAACAACCTGCTGATCCTGTACCAGTGAACGACATGCAAGAATATATGTTAGGTGAACTTATAAAAGGACTAGGATTAGATCCTGCTACTTGCTTAAACAGTGCTAATCCTGCAGACTTGCCCGCTGGTGCTACACCTGGAAACGCACAAGCTCTTGCAATGGCACTTGCTCAAGTACAAAAAGAGTGTAACTTTGAACCAAGATCAGAAAACATGAATTACAGAGTGTCTACACTACAACGTGTATGGCCAAATAGATTTGGCGGTACAGCAGGTAGACGTAAAGCAGAAGCATTAGTTGCAGGAGGTCCTCCTGCCATTGCAAATAGTGTTTATGGAAACAGAATGGGTAATGGCGGACCTGAAACTGGTGATGGATTTAGATATAGAGGTAGAGGATTAATACAAATCACAGGAACATTTAATTATAAAAAATACGGAAAACTTGCTGGCGTAGATATTTACAACAATGCTGATATGGCAAACGATCCTGAAGTTGCAACAAAAATAGCTGTAGCATATTTAAAAAGTAAAAGTGTTACATGGTCAAGTGCAAGTTTTAATTCATTAGGAAGTGAGTTCGCAAAAGCAGTTGGTTATGCAGGCGGCCAGGCAAATACAAATGAAAGAATAGGTTTAGGTAAAGGATTTTATCAAAGGATTATAGCAGGAGAACTTTTACCTAGAGCAAGTTTAACAACAACCACACCTATAGATAGAGGTGCAGGAACCTCGCAGGTACAGTAATGGCACTTAAAGTTTGTAGAGAAACTGACACATTAGACACAGGACATGGCTGTGATAGTACAACTACTCTTGACACACCAACTCAAAGCACAGTATTTGCAGAAGGAAAATTAGTAGCAAGAAAGACTGATCCAACTGTAAGTCACGAAATTGATCCTGAACCTTGTAGTTCACACGTAGCACAAGTAAATGTGGGAGATACTTTGGTAGTAACAGTTGGTTTGTTTACTGCAAGAGTGACAGATTCAGCAGATAGTGGACAAATGACCACAGGCGCCGCTACAGTTTTTGCCGGCGGACCAGCAGGATAAATATTAATATGGCAACAGATTTATACAAAACTATTAAAATTACTCCAAAGCGAGAAGTAAAACCTCCTATAAAACAAAAAGCATATAGAGGGTTCAGTACAGTCAATCCTGAAAGTACAACTTTCCAACAGTTTGATATTGGATTAATAAAACAAAATTTACTAAATCATTTTAACATCCGTCAGGGAGAAAAATTATCTGATCCTAGATTTGGTTGTATTATTTGGGACGCATTATATGAGCCATTAACAACAGAGCTTAAAGATGCTATTACAACAAATGTTACGAATATTGTAAATTATGACCCTAGAACAAGAGCTTCTAATGTGCAAGTATCAGAATACGAAAGTGGTTTACAGATAGAAGCAACTATTACATATCGTGATTACAATATAAGTGAAAGTCTAAGGATGCAGTTTGATAAAGATGTTGGGTTAGCGTGATAGAATTAACTACTAGTATTATTGTTTATAATAAATACTGTAGCATTTAAAGAAGGATAATCGATGTCATCAACCGACAGACAAAATAGACTGCTACTCGCAGAAGATTGGCAGAAAGTATACCAAAGTTACCGTAACGCGGAGTTCCGTAGTTACGACTTCGATACACTTAGACGGGCAATGATTACCTATCTAAGAACTAATTATCCTGAGGATTTTAATGACTATGTTGATACATCAGAGTATCTAGCACTTATAGATATGATTGCCTTCCTTGGGCAAAATATTAGTTACAGAGTTGATTTAAATGCAAGAGAAAATTTCTTAGAATTAGCTGAACGCAGAGAGTCAGTACTACGTTT